CGGAGGACGCCGCCGGATCCAGGGGGGAGGGTAAGAAGAAGACCGGGGCTCAGCGCTAGGAAGAGCGCGGTACTGACAAGAAGGTCGTTTCTGGTGAGGACGAGACCCATAGCACGAGCTACGAGACTGTATACAAGGAAGAACACTAAAGCGTGGAAAAAAATGGACATCTGACTGGTTTTTCGGTTCATGTAAGAAACCTTTGAGCCGTCGGTGGTCAGAAGAACGCCGGGGCTCAGTGCGAGAAAAAGCGCCGCTGGAATTGCCACCTTTTGGGCAACGAGATTAGAAGGAAGCATTTAATATATGTTCATATAATTTTTAGCGAATTTTGCAAAGTCATTGAAATTTGCACCACGCATCATATATTCATGAAGACCATTTTCATTAATGCAGCGCCTGAGATTTTTCCAAATATATGCGAGTCGTTGTTCATACCACTGCGTTTGTTCTTCATATTCCCAAGTTACACGAGTGTGTGCAGAATCATGTTCTTTGAAGCAAAATTCAACAAAGTCAGAAAACTTCCCCGTATGCTCGATATGTGCATCATATGTAAGCATGTTAATCATATTCCACATGTGCCATAGTTCATCTGAATATTCGACTTCCCAATCTTCAATATTCAGAGGAGTGTCTTCAATATAGTCATCGTCGTCACTGGCGTTGCTATCAAAACCAGTGGTCGCTTCGTATACGTATTGGCTCCAAACCATTGTTTTTACTTATCTTCTTTAGGGGGTTTATCTTTTATACCGGTTAATGAAAGTGAGGTTGATTCCTTGGTCTTGAGATTATCCTTGATTGCGTTTAAAGCTCCCTCGACCTTAGCTTCATCCCCTGCGAAAAATACGAGAAGTCCATCCTTGATGGCGTCCTTATTCATAGAGCCCTTTCGGACACTTTTACGGATACTAATCTTACCTTTACGAAGGTTGATGGTATCGATACCCTGGGAAACCATATGCTTCTTGACCGTCTCTTTCAGTCGTTTCTCTTCCTGGTTAAGGAGTTTGATATCAGATTTCGCTTCGGAAAGTTGTTTTGTAAGGTCTACGAGCTTAGAAACGCTCGCAGAAAGTTCGTTAGAAACGGTAGTCATTATTAGTTAAAACTATATTCTAATCTTTAAGCGCACAAACCACGCTGCATGAGATCGGGAACGATAGTAGAGTTGTTCCAAACGTAGGGGTCCTTGGGGTTAGGAGGGTCGGCCCTGATTTGCTGGTTAGCGTTGCGGAGGGCACCACCGACGGTCTCGGGGAAGCCAACCTGCTGACGAGGCTCGAGGAAGTTTTGTCCCTTGAGGATATCTTCGGGAGCGAACTCACCAAAGTCCTCATCGGAGGCCACCTCACGGGGGAGGAGGGAAGAGGCGAGACCGGTACCCTTGTTCATGCCACCACAGATGGTATCGGGGGAGGAAGGAGCGGCGGTTGGGCCGTTAGAAGGAGCCGCACCAAACGCCGAGTATTCACGCTCAACGATGGCGTAGCCAGACTTAGAGTTCATGTTGAAGAGAAGAAAAATGAGTGCAGCCACGGCGAGGAGCATAACAATATTTTGGTTACGACCCTTTTTTAAACCGAACATCTTTTATAGTATAATAACAAATTATTTTTTACTGGTCATCGTCATCGACAAATGCATAGCCGTCTGGGTATACATCCAAGATTGGGTCGGGGTGAATTTTGACCTGGACAAGATTCCAAGTTGGACCAAATGTCTTCTTAGCGAACCAAAGACCGGCGAACTCCAAAATTACATTGCACATCTTATCGGTCTGAAGCATGTCGAACTCGACGACCTCCTGTTGCGCGTTAAATACCTTGGTAGCCTCGATGCGATCCCCTGTAATCTGACCATTGGTCACGCTGGGGGTGTACGCACCCTTGATAACGTTATCAGATAGCTTCTTACCGAACCACGTCTCACAATTCTCATTTGCCGACTCAAGATTGGCTGAGTCAATACCTTGAATCTTTAGAACATTGCCTTCTGAACCGAGGTCAAAAACAACCTCTCCTGAAACATCGGCAACCTTTACGTTATTGAGCTGAACAAAGCACTTTCGCTTGTCATCACCGAGAGTCTTTACGAAATAAAGGCCATCATCACCCTTGGCAGGAGCGTTGTAAAACATTTATGATATTCTTGTGTCTTATTTCTTTAACCCAACAAACGGTATAGCAGCTGATTTATTTAACACGTTCTTATCAACCCACATGTTTCGCCTGGGTTTGTGTCCATACAAGGTATTAGAAATGTTGAAATTCTTGGGTAAATTTTTGGAATTCTTTGGTCTGAGATTAAACTCATTTTTTACGTAGGAATTATTCGTAACGTTTTTCCATTTTAATGAACCAAGATTGAACCGTTTATTACCACTGGACTTTTCGTATCCGTTTACCTTTGTGTTTTTGACCGCACTCTTGAAACCATATACCATTTGTTTTGAAAGTCTATCATCGGATGGTTTCGTTGTAAAATTCTTGTACTTGTAAGGGTCAATACGCTTCGCGTGATTCATAGAAACACGTGCGTTCTTTTTGGTAGCTGGGGCTCCCCTGCGAACAATCTTAGATTTTACCCGTTTAAACACATCCTCCATGGAATCATTCAATTTAACATTTTTATCGAATAAACGGGCTAATCTGACGAGTCTTTGACGGTCCTTTTCTTTCTTCTCTGGTCGAAGCTTGAGCTTCTGCATGAGATAGATGTCTTCAATCAAGAACTCTTTACTCGCGATGTATACCTTATTATTCGTGACGAGTTTACCAGTTTCATTATTACGATACGTAATTCCCTTACGCCTAGAGAGAACGACTTCGTAGCCGAATTCTTTGGGTCTCATAAATGGAATATCGAGGATTCCACCGATGTTAAAATCTTCTATCTTACCGGATTCTGGAGAGAAGTATCGAATATTCATATCGAGGGCGAACAGTTCCACATCGATAAATACATCACCCTTTGCTGGTTTATTTGTAGCACCCGTCTTTTTCTTCTTAATGAGAGTGTATCTACGCGTGACAACGGGGGCACCTTGTTTGAAACTGACACCCAAAAACTTAAATATCTTGGGGTGTTTCTTACGCATGGCTATGAGACGTCTCTTTACACGGGGACCTAGACGTTTGGCTATTTCTCCTAGTTTATCCCATAATATGAGTTTAGTGGCTTGAAGCTTACCAAAATACTGCGGATTTACGGGCATACGGGGGACGAATTTCGCATCTATGTCACTCGTTACTATTCTGTCGTTGAAATCAACGTACAGATTAAACGCCTCCCCTCCACTCACGATGACATCACCCATATTTTTCATATGCTCGGATACTTCACCGATAGTTTCTATAATTATATCCCTTATAGAATCTGTCACGAGAACATACATGAGTTTTTCGAAATCCTTCTTACTGTGGGCACTACGCACACGAGCCCTGAACTTACCAAGATCTCTCTGGAGATTTCGGTCAAAATATTTCTTCAGCTTACCATCTTTGAAAAGTAAATTTTCATTCAAAAATTTTTCGATGGTTGATTTCGAATAAATGTGTTCATCCATTATTATATCATGATATAATAATATGGTCTGTAGTTTGATTGACGAATGTAGGTGTTACTCATATGAGGACGATAAGAAACAGTTCTGTGGTGTTCGCAGGGGACCGGACGTTCTACCATGCGACGAAGACTGCTGCTTTGGTGGATGCCCTGATGACGGTAGTAGAGTACCATTCAGAATCATAAAGCGTCCAGAGAAGAAAGGGCCCATCGAAAAATTTGACAAGGTTGAAATATCTGTTTTTATGCTCGTGTTAATCGTGGTTCTTCTTGGTCTACTTTACATCGACTTAAAGATTAAGTTCGTAAGATAGATATAATGTCTCTTGAAACTATTCAGACCGAACTTGCCGCTCTCCGTAATGACGTAAAGAACCTCACCAAGCTTATTCGTAAGATTAAGAACACCCAGGAGGATCCTAACGGCGAGAAGGCGAAGAAGCGCGCCGAGAACAACGGATTCAACCGAAAGCAGGAAATCACACCTAAGTTGAGGGAGTTTCTTGCTCTTCCCGAAGGAGAGCTCATCTCTCGCTCCGAGGTTACTAAGTTTGTTAACAAGTATATTACTGACAAGGGTCTCAAGCATCCCGAGAACGGTCGCCAGATTATCCTCGACGACAAGCTTCGCGATCTACTCGCTCCTCCCGCGGACGTTACGGTTACCTACCTTAACCTTCAGAAGTATCTCAGCCCTCATTACATTAAGAAGGCTTAAAAAATAAAAACATAAAATATATAACAAGATGGTCGTCTTCGTTGATAAGGCGCGTATTGAACAACTTGTTGGTACAAAGATCAAAAACCTTGATTTGTACCAAAAGGCTTTTACTCATAAATCTGCTCTCAAGGAGTATGAACAATTCACAGAATCATTCGAGACCCTTGAATTTATTGGTGACTCTGTATTAGGGTTCGTCATCACTAAATTCCTATTTGACCGTTTCGAAAGTCGTCAAGAAGGCTTTCTTACGAAGGCGCGTACAAAACTTGTTAGAGGAGAAACTCTTGCTAAAATTGCTGCAGGTTTAGGTCTTAATGAACTCGTCATCATGGACGAGAAGGGTATGAGAAACGGTTGGAACAATAATACTAAGATATTGGAGGATGTGTTCGAAGCCCTGATTGGTGCCATTTACATGGATATTGGTCTCATTCACGCTAAGGAGTTTATCCTTCGCATCTACCAAGATTCGAAACTCGTCGATATGAATTCTATCATGATTGATGATAATTACAAGGACCATCTCATGCGACACTGCCAAGTGAACGGGTGGCCTCTTCCAGAGTACCGTGTGGTTGCTCATCATGAAGGTATCTTCTACATAGATATCTACATAGATAACTTGTTTCGCGCGAGAGGTGCCGCTAAAAGTAAGAAACAGGCCGAGCAAAATGCAGCCCAGATGTATTTTCAGGTTTTAGATGAACTTAAAAGATACAACTTTAGTTAAGTTAATATGCATCCTAATGTCAAGGCGTTAATTGAAAGGGAATATGCTGCGCAAAAGTCGGAAGAATGGTTGGCTCTTCGCGGAAACATGTTGACTGCTTCCGACGCGGCGACGGCCATAGGTAAAAATCCTTACCAAACACCTGATGACCTACTCCTTAAGAAATGTGGTCTCGGTGAAAAGTTCACCGGTAACGCAGCAACCCTCCACGGAGAGAAATATGAGGATGAAGCCCGTATCCTATACGAACAACGACACGGGGAAGTTGTCCATGAGATTGGACTCGTACCCCACCCGGTGCATAAATGGCTAGGTGGAAGCCCTGATGGTGTAAGTGAAAGTGGTAAATTGGTAGAAATTAAGTGTCCTCCTCAACGAAAAATTGTTCCGGGGGAAGTACCTGGTCATTATATGCCACAGCTCCAACTTTGTATGGAGATATTAGACCTAAATGAAGCAGATTTTATTCAATACAAACCCGCGGAGACTAATTGGCCACTACCGGAAGAATTCGATGTAGTTAACGTAAAACGTGACCCCGAGTGGTGGAAAACCTACCTCCCAATCATGAAGGAATTTTGGGACAAAGTTCTCTACTTTAGGGAACACGTAGATGAACTTCCAAAACCTAAGTTGAAGAAAACACGAAAGAAAAAGGAAAAAGAACCAGCCAAGTGTGAGATTCAAGCACTCTCAGACGAAGATCCTTACGAGGATGACTAATGAGCAATACACACTGGCTACGGCCAGTCTCAATGGTCGTCTCTTTGTACCCTATCAAAGAGACGGCGTAAAATGGATGCTCGGAATGGAAGCACAGGCGTCCGGGCCAAAAGGGGGATTTTTATGTGACGAAATGGGTCTGGGTAAGACCGTGCAGTTGATTTCTACGATGCTTGGAAATCCACGAGACCGCACAATCATCATCGTACCCAAATCCATTATCACTCAGTGGCGTGATGAACTCAAGAAGTTTGCGCCTCAGCTCAGCGTACATGTGTACGATGGACCTGACCGCAAGCTCGATGAACATGCAAAGGTTACTATTGCACCCTACACACTCGTGTCTGATAGAAAGACCGAAACGACACCGCTTCATCATGTGTTTTGGGATCGTGTTATTCTTGATGAAGCTCACGAAATCAGAAACAAACAGAGCAAGACATTCAAGAGTGTTTGTGAACTCAAAACAGATATCAAATGGTTGGTCACCGGTACACCCGTCTTCAATTCGATGAATGACTTTGTGAATCTTTGCACTTTTTTGGGTATTCCCAAGAACTTTGTTCAGGGAAGAACCAAAGAAATCAAAGATATTTACATTCTTCGGAGAACAAAGGAGGATTTGGCTAAAATTAATGACCGCCTCAGTCTCCCACCATGTTATTTCGAGAATGTGGAGTTGGATATGTTTTCAGAAGAGAAGGCACTCTACGAGTGTGTCTTTTTGGAAGCACAGGGTATTATTCAAGAAGCATTCAGAAATGCACAGAGTCTTAATTCCAAAAATATGGTCATTTTGGAGTGTCTCTTGAGAGCGAGGCAATGTATGATTTGGCCGCAAATGTATCTGAATGGTGTGGCAAAACAGAATGAGACGAAACCGGAAAAGTGGAAGGGGCGCTCAAACAAAATGGAGACGCTATTCAAACTATTGAAGGAGCATCCCACAGAGAAGACGCTTATCTTTTGTCAGTTCAGAGGTGAAATGAACTACATTCAGTCTCAACTCGATTGTCCCGTGTTCAGAATAGACGGTTCAGTGTCGAGAGATGAGAGGGTCAGGCAAATTGAGGAATTTAAAAACACATCCTCTGGAGCCGTTTTTATCATCCAGATTAAGAGTGGAGGTCAGGGTCTTAATCTTCAAGAAGCTACCCGTGTGTACATTACAGCACCCGCGTGGAACCCTGCGACGGAACTCCAAGCTATTGGTCGAAGTCATCGCACAGGTCAAACTCAAGCCGTCCATGTAAAGAAATTGGTCTATAAGGAGTGTCCAAGATTTATCAGTGTGGAGGAAGAAATGATGGCACTTCAGGGACACAAATCAATCGTATGTGCGGAAGTACTCAATGATGAACGAATCGAGAAACAAATACCTGTTAACAGGATATCGGCTAAAATCTCAATCCTCGACATCAAAAAAATTTTCCGTGCTTAATATAAAAATGACTGTTGGTTCTCGTGCGGAAGTTTTCCATGGTAACGCTAACCAGACCTCTGGTGGACTCACCAAGGGTGATCTGATGATGAAGGATGGACGTATTATTTCTAAGGCTGCGAGCAAGGCGGCCAAGAAGTCCCTCAAGTCCAACCCCAAGTTCAAGGCTTTTATTGATCTCGCCAAGGAGAAGGCTGCTAAGAAGGACTCTTTCTGTCTCGTTCCTAAGAAGGGTAGCAAGTCCTACAAAAAAATAATCAAGGATAGTAAGTAAGAGATGACACTCGCTCAATGGTCAGAATCTGTTAAGATAGCCAAAATTAAGTTAGGTCAGGACCCAAAGAAGTATACCAAGGTTCAGGGTAAACTGCTTAAGGAGGCTCAGGCTATATATAGTATCTTACTCATGAGTAAGTCTAAAGCTTAAATTGAAATCCTTTTAGATTTTGTGGTTCATAGACGATTAATTGATGTAATTTCCAAGTACACCCGAACTTTCTGTTCAAGAAGTAAACACTGCTAAGCTCAGCAATAGCATGTCCACTATTTCTTGCATAGAGACCGTTAGTCGCTTCGTCGCGGAGAGGATTCTTATCTGCATCAAACACGTTAGCTTTGATTTGTTCATCCATAGTCGTGTCTACCTTAACCCTAAACTTCGGTTCCCTTTCGGGAGACTCTTTCAGATTAGAGTTGAACATAGGAAGAAGTTCTTCTTTTGTCATGGGTGCACCGAAAATAGCTTCACTTTGCTCTACGACGGAATCAATAATTAAATCTTCAATTTTACGTACAGAATCGTAAAACTTTTTCATATAACTACCCTCTTCGTCATAACCTTTTACAGCGAGGTCTATATTGTATTTGGTTGGCCCGACTTCGGGTGTAAAACCTGAAACCCCGAATGGCATATACATACGGGGAAACTGGACACGGAAGGGTGTACCCTGTTTCGTGGAGATGACAATTTTTCGATTGTTGAATTGGTTAATTTGTATATTGTCAATAGCCTTGTCCATAATTCTAATTAAATTTTAGACTCAAAACTTTAAGCCGAACACGCTACACAGTCAGGTTCAAGACTAAACTGAATCGGACGGGCTTTTGCCTTGGAACGAAGATAATACATCCCCGTCTTCAGACCAGCCTTCCATGCATACATGTGCATGGAGCTCAGCTTCGAAAGGGTCGGACTCTCCATGAAGAGATTCATTGACTGACTCTGGTCTATGAATCTACCACGGTCAGCTGCCATATCGATGATGCATTTCTGACTGATTTCCCAGACTGTTTTGTATAGTTGTTTGATATTGTCAGGGACGTCAACGATGTTTTGTACAGAACCCCCAGCCTTCACCATGATATCTTTCATTTCTTTGGACCAGAGACCAGCTTTTTTCAGGTCCTCGACGAGGTGCTTATTGACCACAACAAATTCACCGGCTAGGGTTCGTCGGAGATAGATATTTGTTGTGTATGGCTCAAAGCATTCGTTATTTCCCAAAATTTGCGCCGTAGAAGCTGTGGGCATGGGTGCCATCAGAAGAGAGTTACGGAGGCCCTTCGTTTTCACGCGCTCACGCATTGCATCCCAATCGTACCGTCCACTAAACTTCGTGACTCCCTCCCACATATCTGGTTGAAGGATACCTTGAGAGGCTGGAGAACCCTCGAAACTCTCATATGAACCGTCAACTTCTGCGAGTTCGGATGATGCCTCTAGTGCTGCGTGGTACATAGTCTCAAAGATGTGCGCGTTAAGCGTACGTGAATCCTCGCAATCAAAAGGAAGTCCACAGAGGATAAATACATCCGCGAGACCCTGAACACCCAAACCAATAGGCCTGTGCTTCATATTGGAGCGGCGCGCAGTTTCAACAGGGTAAAAGTTACGATCAATGACGCGGTTGAGATTCTTCGTCACAGTCTTTGTGACTTCATGGAGCTTCTCGAAATCAAAGGTTTTTAGTTCTTTGTTTACATATTTCGGTAGCGCGATAGAAGCGAGATTACAGACAGACGTCTCATCCTTGTCGGTGTACTCCAGAATCTCTGTACACAAATTGGAACTCTTAATCACACCCAAATTTTTTTGGTTGCTCTTCTCGTTACACGCATCCTTGTAAAGCATATATGGAGTTCCAGTCTCAGTTTGAGACTTTAGGATAGCCTTCCAAACGTCAGTCGCCGGAACAGTCGCGTTTGCTAGACCCTCCTCTTCGTACTTGGTGTAGAGCTCTTCAAATTCTTTCCCGTAGACGTCGGAGAGACCCTTCGCCTTGTCAGGACAAAATAGGGACCAGTTACCACCCTCTTCGACTCGTTTCATAAATAAGTCAGGAATCCACATCGCTGAGAAAAGGTCCCTACAGCGGGCTTCCTCGTCGCCTTGGTTGAGGCGAAGTTCGAGGAAATCCATGATATCCGCGTGCCACGGCTCAAGGTAGACAGCAATAGACCCCTTACGTCGACCAGCCTGGTTCACGTACCGAGCTGTCGCGTTGAAGACCCTCAACATAGGGATAATACCATCGGATTGACCGTTCGTCCCTCTAATATGAGATTTATTAGCACGGACAGAGTGAATATGGAGACCGATACCCCCTGCCCATTTTGAAATCTGCGCACACTCTGTCAGTGTGCCGTAAATACCATTAATTGAATCTTCTTTGTTTGCGATTAGGAAACAAGACGACATCTGGGGTCTAGGGGTACCCGCATTAAATAGGGTCGGTGTCGCATGAATGAAGAAACCCTGTGACATTTTATCATAAGTTTCGAGAACGGCTGGAATATCCTTACCATGAATGCCTATGGCTACACGCATAAACATATATTGAGGTGTTTCGATGAGCTTTCCGTTTACTCGTTGAAGGTAACTTTTTTCTAGGGTTTTGAGACCGAAATATCCAAAATCGAAGTCGCGGTCCGTTTTGATATGTTCCTTGACCTGCTGTGCAACTTCGACAACTTCATCGGTGATGACACCAGCTTTTTGAAGCTTTCGCATAGCTAAGTGAAAGTTGTTCGGGCAAATTTTATGAATATTACTTGCAACAATTCGAGTGGCGAGAATCTCATAATCGGGGTCTGATGTAATCATACCGACACATATCTCCGCCGAGAGAATATCAATCTCTTGGGTGGTGATGTTATCGTACATTGAAGAGAAAACCTGTTGAGCAACCTTAGAAGAATCACAATTTTCGGAAAGTCCATACGTTAAGTTCTTGATCCTGTTGGTGACGTTATCAAAGCGCATATCCTCAACACGACCTGAGCGTTTAACAACCCTCATATACCATTTGTTCAAATTTTATTTTTAACTTACTTGTCACACCCAAGGTCCTTGCTTCGCACGGGAACCGTTCCAACGGTCTCAAACTTCCGTGTGGGGTGCATGAGATGAGTGTTAACGAAAAAAGGTCCATCATTACCCGGCTTGGCTACAGGGGGGTAAGAACCAACAAAGCATTCTGGGGGATTGCATGGAATTGGTTCGACATTTTTGATTTTTGCCTCATAGGCCTCGTTGAAGTCAGCCATGTTTAACATTTAATATCTACAGACAATTTTTTTCGGCGACTATATTAAATGTGTGATAACCTCCACCTCAATTCCCTCAAGCAGTGTGAGACTCCACTGAACACTCTCTTTTTTTCTGAGTTCAACAAGAACCTTCTTCAGAGGGGTATTCGCCAGGCCTTCAAGAACAAAACTGGTATATCCATAGATTATCAAAACGCTGATGACCTATACGGAATTATGCGTGTCGTTTTCATTAACAACTCTGGCGATCACCACGTCAACGTGAACGAGCAGGTAAGGGCGATGAACGGCCGGGTCATTTCTATTGCAATTTCCCAGATACAAACTGGTGTGTCCCAATACATTGCCTATGCTCAAGACATAGATACTATCAGTACTCCCATAGATAGGCCTATAAATACCAGTACCACCGGAAACAAGATAGAATATAACGACAAGATTGGTCTGAATTAAGACTATTAAAGTTTGAAGACGTTTATTCGATAAGTATGAGTTTAAACTATTACAAAGCTGAAACTGAAAGAGTATGTAAGATGAAAGGATGGGACCGCGCAGCCATAGATACCGTATGGCTTCTCCTGACCGAAGAGGTTGGAGAACTCGCATCAGCCATTCGACAGTACAAAAAAACCTACAAGAAGACGAATCTTAAAAAGGAAAGGGGGACAGACGTGATGATGGAAATGGGTGATGTTTTTAGTTACCTCTTTCAACTCGCACATATGTTAAATGTCGATCTAGACAAGATGTGGGAAGAACATAGGTCTAAGATGGCTGATAAAAAATATAATCTGAAGTAATATCAAGATGAGTACGTTTATGCTCAATGATGAGGCTGCTATTGATGATGTCAACCCATTTGTCCTACACGATTTCTCCCTTCCAGGAGGTGTAAGACAGACAGGTAAGTTTGAGGATTTTCAGGAAGTTCCCAAATCCAAAGGTATTCCGGAACCTACTAAGAGTGTTTTCTGTGATTTAGCGCTTTGTGAGGATGAGAAGACTCCTTGTGATATCGACAAGACTCTTCACCCGCGTCGCAACATAGATTACGGTCTTGGATGTGGAAAGCCAAAGAATAAGATTAAGATAGGTGTTTCCAACCGAAAGATACCATGGCGATTAATTCTTATCGCGGTTCTTATTGTCCTAATTCTATTAATTTTAAGACGTTAGAAAAGTATTCAAGTCTTGATTTCTGAGTACACTCTTGAATCACATCTGGTACAGATTTTCTACAGAACTTTTTTACAAATTCCATCTGCCAAGCACTCTCCATATTTACTCGAGGTGGTTGAAATGTTGGGTCCAAAATTTTTATACCGTGGAGTATACGAACGTAAACGCGGTCACTTTGACGAAGACTGAGTATTCGTTCGAGTAAAAGCTCCGCCATACGTTGTTGTACTTCAAAGGTGCTTTTAACCATCGTGTCTAAGAACTTGTCGTACGGAATAGAGTTTGTAGTAGAATCCAATGACACCCAGTCCGCGAGAGGCTCAGTGTTTATGAAATCCGTGTATGTGGAGTACCCTTTACCGCGAATGTATCGGTCGTAGACTATTTCAACATAAGAAAGATCAGATTCAATATCTATGACATGCTTGGCGGACTTTATGAACGATGTCATTAACTTTATATGGAATTTTCTCTCTAAGTATTATAAAGAAAATGTCGAATGCAACTGCGATGTTAGCGGGTGTAGGTCTACTCAGCGTGTGTTGCATTTCTTCTAGTGTAGCTGCCAGTATGATGGGTGGTAAAACCGAAGAGCCCACAGAGCCCACAGAGCCCACAGAGCCCACAGAGCCCACAGAGTACGTATATGATTTCATCGTTGCAGAACAATCTCCACACACCGACAAATTTAACATTCATATCACCGATATCGAAGCTGATGGTGTTCGAGTTACACCAGCGCAACTCACGATTCATGAAGAACCCGAGTGGGCTAAATGTAACAGCAAAGCGGGTGATTATGAATGTGAGGGTGATAACTACGGTATGAATGATCCAGAACCCGTGGATGGAGAGTATAAAGATTTATCGTGGTCCGCGTGGAAGCAGGGTCAGGGTGAGGTTGGTACAAAGGTATTTACGGTGACCACTTCCACCAAGGTCAAGGAGTTCAAAATTGATTATTTCAGGCCTAAGTACGCCCCTGGATGGACAATTAAGGAAAATGGTAAAGAAGTATTGACAACTAAAAAGAGTTCTAATACAAATGAACCAAACCCAACTGTCGTGAAATACACAATTCCTTAAACAGAGACCTAAGTCGAGCTTCTTTAAAATAATTTTTATGTCCAAAAATGTATTCGACGATAGCTAACAATAGCTTTTCGTATCTCTTGACACTCGATGAGATACGAAAGGCTCTCCCCGACGAGACCCGACCTTCGTGGGTCAAAATTACGACCATCACCATGGTCTCAAGCTTTATCCAAGATATTGACATAAAGCGGCTTCGAAGTTTGTTCGAACAAATTGGTTCTTATAAAATGCGTCGCTCCGGTACGCAAACCGATGGTTTCGAATGGAAACTCAAGCCTACGACTTTTTACAACCAGGTCACGCTCACCTACAACGACACTTACAGCACTAAATCTGTGAAAGTGTTTCCCAACGGTTCGATTCAAGTCGCTGGATGCTGCGACCTCTTTGACTGCAAACGCATCATCACGCAATTGGTCCACATTTTCAAAACCTTTTTGGGTTTGAAGGTGAACGTTCCCATCGATTCGTTCCGTGTCGTCATGATCAACTCCAACTTCAGCCTTAACTACAACATCAACCTCATGAAGGTCGCCGATTGGTTCGAGCGGTATAACGATATTTTCAAGGTTTCATTCGAACCAGACCGCTACTCCGCGGTTAAAATCAAGTTCAAGCCCTCCGAAGATATGAAAGAGATTACATGCAGCATCTTTTCCACAGGAAAAATCATCATCACCGGTGCCGAGACCCTCAAGGAGATTGCCTTTGCCTACAACATCATTAACCAACACATCAACGATAACTCTGAAATCCGTGTTTCTCGGACAGAGGAGACTGATGTGTTCGATACGTTTTTGGGATACAAATGTGAACCTTTCATTAAACTTCTCAGGGGTAAAGGGTTTCAATCTTGGATGAGAACTGTCACTAACAGACAAATTAAATTCTAACACTATAATAACAAAATGTCCCAGCGACTTGGTATGGCCGATGGGAGGTGCTTTACCGTAAACACCTCAGCCCAGCTCTTTAACAACTATGTCATGAAGCAGAATGGCATCTCTTTCGAGGACAACTATTCGTACCGTCAGCTTCTCCAGAAGCAGGGTCCCCAGCTCTTCACTAAGATTCAAGAGAAGGAGCAGGGTAAGGGTAAGTGCAACACTTGCGACAACCCTCTCGTCAAGGTCCCTGATATTTACTAGGTGAGAAAAATCCGTAAAAAAAACTTAAAACCGTCTTGTAGAATGTCGACATGTGCCATATGTCTAAATGAAGTCAAGTGTACGAGGACAAATCCCGCACTTCGATGTGGACATATGTTTCATTCCCACTGTCTACAGGAATGGAAGAATCAAGGTAAGAATACGTGCCCAACATGTAGAAAGGTTTTCGATGTTTCCCAGTTTAACATCATAGTGACGATACAAAACAATTACACAGCCGTGGCAAATTCGGTAACGTTAAACGAAGAATCTATATTTCAGGTACTTGACACTTTCGATATTACCTTCGATGTAGAAGATACACCGGATTTAGACAGTATTCTTTCGGACCTTGGGGTGAGTCTGACCGACTTTGATCCCACGGTTTTTGACGCAGAAGGATGAGCAGTACTTTTCGTAATTGAGACCCGGATAGTCCCTAGATGCCTTACGAGGGTCTGTGATGGCTTTACCTTTAGCATCAGTGAGAAGTGGGCCAGTTGCCCAGCCCCGCTTGTGACTGAAAACGTTGGCTTTGAAAATTATACGTTTACCAACCTTGAACTTACCAGCTCTCTTTATCCGAGACTCGGGAACCTTGAAAAACTTAGCGACTCGAGCGATAGTATCCCCAGGCTTTATCTTATATTCAACCACACCGTGTTGTTTGTAAAAATGGAAGTCACCTTGACGAATATAATTGAGTGGTCTTCCAGGAGAAACAAACATCATGACCTTGAAATATCCCTTCTTACATTTATCGGAGGCGTTAGTTCTGTATACCTTCTTTGGGTTGTCTGAAATAACGCGCTTAGGAAGTCCGGTACAGTGTGTATAGGTGTGATGACCATTCGAAAGACCCGACCGATCACCAGGAATTGACTTCTGCCACCTATATGCTTCATAGTCTCCTACTGCATATGCATAACAGTTGTTATTTCCTATACCCTTTTGAGAACCCCACCGCCTGTTCGTGAACCTATTTTCCGAACCACTCAGGGGAAGAGGTTTCATTTGTAGTTTACCTAGAAAAAAATATCAGTATGTAATAAAATGCTTCACGAGGTCACTCATGCCAAGTCTCGCTCCGAGATGATTACCGAGCTTCTCATCTTCGCGCTCAATATTCTCATCAGCACTTTCATCCTTCGTCTTGTTTGGAACCGCTCTCTTTCCAAGCACATCTCTGTGCTCAAGCCCATCTCTAGCCTTCTCGACGCGTTCATTCTTTCCATTTCTCTCCAGATTGTCCGCGGTATCTAAATAGTTATTCACCAGGTCATCAATAATTCATTATTGATACGTTGAAACAGTCATCGTATCAGTAAAAAAAAGTACACGTATAGTAAATAATGTCGAATGTAACTGGAATGTTAGCTGGTGTAGGCCTTCTCAGTGTGTGTTGCATTTCTTCCAGTCTATTAGCCGGTGCTATGGGTGGTGAAAAAACCACAGAAGAAACTGCATCTGATTCGGTCGATGAATCTTTTACCATTCCAACAGACGAGGCATCCTTAAATGAATGCTATGGTGCCAGATATGTAGACCTTCGTGCCGCATTTGGGACAGACGGTGCAGCTTTAAAAAATCATTACACGACGTACACAACAAATGGTTCCGAAAACCGAAACAATTCGTGTACCCTCTCCGATGAGGAGGCACAGTGTTATCTCGATAGATACGAGGATGTTAAAACATTTGCTGGTACGAATCTTAAATTAGCACGCAAACACTATTACGAAACGGGAATATCTAAAAATAGAGATTTCGCGTGTCCACCAGCCATAAAAGAATTAGAATGTTATGGAGACCGATACAGTGATTTACAAAGTGCATTTGGCACCGATTATGATGCTCGTGGCACGGATAAAACACTGTATAAACTTAACCAACATTGGCATGGTTATGGTAAAAAAGAAGAAAGGGATTTTTCCTGTTAAACTTCGGTGTATCCAACGATAGTCTTACCGTCGGGGCTCTTGAGGGTGGGGAAAGCACCCATTCCACCGCACCCACCCTTATCACAATCGACGAAAGTGTAGGGAGTGCCCGTCTTCTTCATGTAATCTAACTGCTTACGAGTCCATCCGCAACCCATGGTTCCGTAAACAGTCCACTTTCCGGAGGCGGAGGTGTTCTTGTAGAGTAGAAAAAGGGCGACACCGATAGCCAGTGCTACGAGAATAGTCGAACGTTGCATTTTATTATAGCTAAATATTAAAATGTCGTCGACTGTATTCAACATCGGAAACAAAAATGTCACGCTCAAATACACCAGGAAAATGCCCCGTGGTGAAGTTGAACGGATGAAATCATTCGTCACTAAGAACGGTGAGAAACTTGTCAAAACTTCAAAGTTTAAGATACTCTCTGAAGTCGACGAGGGAACGAAACGAATTTTTAAAATTAACAAATCTTCTTTTTGAGTGCGTTGAGTTCATCTTTATCTAATGCATTTACAAACTTATTTA